GCAAATATACAAATGTTTATAAGTTATAAACAAGGACATATATAATTTTAACAAAACTTTAACATTTGACTATCAAGAAACAAAACCCCCTTAAATTACGTCTTATATATATGACAGAGACTATTAGCATTTTAGTACCCGAAAACATCGCAGATATTACTCTAGACCAATACGTCAAGTTTGAGGCATTGAGAGCAAGAGAGGATACTCTAACAGAGCAAGGAATGATTGAGAGGGTTATATCTCTGTTTACAGGAATCAAAAAGCAAGACGTTAAAAAATTAGTACATAAAGACTATGAGGGTTTAATGGCTCAAATAATTGCAGCCTGTGAGCAAGAGGTGGGATTTGAGCAGCGCTTTATGCTTGACGGAGTAGAGTACGGCTTTATCCCAAACCTAGACGAGATAACTACGGCGGAGTATGTAGACCTGAGTACTATAGGAATGCAGCTCGAGGATATGCACAAAATAATGGCTATACTCTTTCGCAGGATTACAGAGGAGGACTCTTTCGGAAACTATGAGATACTGCCCTACAGCCATAATAAAGAGAACGACGAGGTCATGAGAGCATGCCCTATGAATATAGTAAACGGCGCTCTGGTTTTTTTTTGGAGTTTATCGAGAGAATTAAAGGAGGCTATCCAGAAATCTACGAAAGCTCTGGAGGAGAGAAACAAGCCTCAAGCTATTTTGAAAAATGGGGTTGGTACGTAAGTATTGAAATGTTAGCCAATAACGATATACTAAAAATTGACAAAGTACTAGCGACAAAGGTACATGAATTTCATACGTTCCTCGCTCACAAATTAGACAGGCAGAAAATGGAGGCGCAACTAAGAAAACCAAACGTAACACAATTATAATGAACGCATACAGCACACTACTAAGATATATAAGAACTCTTGCAGAGCAGGACGAGTATATTAAAACCATAACGACGGGCGAGGATATAGACCTAAACAAAGGGAACTTATTTCCGCTTTTTAACATTGATATAACAGAGGCGACTTTTACCTCAACGGCGACAATCTCGTTTAGTCTAAATATACAATGCCTAGATATAAGAGAGATTAACAACGAAAATGTAAACGACAAATTTTATCTAAACGATAACTCGACGGATAACTTTAACTCGACGCTAACGTGCCTAAATGCGCTATGGGTAAAAATGTACAGAGACTTTGCAAAAAACAATATAACGGCGTCAGAGAGTCCGACGCTGCAACAGATAACATACTCGGATAAGAATTTGCTTGACGGGTGGGATATGTCTTTCGATGTTGAAATGCCTATCTCAGAAACAAACCTCTGCTTTTGGATAACTTAAAGAAAATATTTGACAAGCTAGGGAGCAATGTAGTCACTCAAGCAAGAGTCAATCTAAATAAAAAAAAGAAAGGCGACAGCAACCTATCCAAAAACCTATCCTATAAAGTAAAGCGTAACTTTATAGAGTTTACTCTAGCGGATTACTGGGAGTATGTGGACGCAGGGGTTAAAGGTGTAGGAGGTAGCAAAGCGTCTGAAATGGGGGTAAAGCTTAAAAGTCCTAAACCTTGGAAACTTAAAAAGGTAACGAATAACAAGTTTAAGTACAGAGATAAAAAGCCGCCGTTTATGGCCTTTAACGGGTGGACTATCCGAAAGGGTATAGCGCCGAGAGATGCAAAGGGAAAGTTTATGAAACGCAAGAGCTTGCTTTATGCTATCGCTAATAGCGTATATCACACAGGTATTGAAACGACGCATTTCTTTACCGACGCCCTAGATAATGAAGTGTTAAAACTAGGCGACGAAATAGGAGAGGCTTTTGCTTTAGACCTTATCGACGGAATGAATATAAAAAGTAATAACGTAACAATAACAAAATGATAAGAGCATTAAGTCCGTTTTATATAGATACTCCTTTGGTGTATGGAGGTGTAACCTGCGCAAAATATATCCTAAATGTTTGGGTTTGGAATGGCGACAAGTCTACTCCAGACTCTACTAATAGCTACCAAATAACATATGAAAACACAACGGCATCGACGGGAACGCACAGCATAAATATAAACGCAATTATACAAGACTATATTGAGTTTAAAGAGCCTACTCCGTCGCTAGTTGCAGGGGTGCAAGTTATAGACGGAAACAATCAGCAATGGGTATACAGCTATGTAACCTATGACGCTGTCGCTACTATACAAAATGAGGCGACGGATATAATGGTATTAGGATATGCGTACGGAAACGAGGGTAAAAATGTTACCTCGGTTAAAAACAATACCTTGCTTATACCTCAACAATACAAGGTTAATAAACAAGGGAGCTTTGTCTTTCCTATCTATGTACCTACGGGATTAACTCCGCAAGCTATTAGCATAAAGTCTTATCCTGCGTTAACTATCAATTTCACGAATACACCTGCGCAGTCAGACCTTAGTAACAAGGTTATAAAATATCTATGGATTGATGCAGCCGTAGCAACAAACGAGTCGTATATAGAGATAATATGGAACGGCAAAACCACGACGTTAGACATTACAAGAGAATGTAAATATACGCCATTAAATACATTTTTTCAAAATAAGGACGGCGCTTTGCAGAGCTTTACATTATTTAAAAAGCAAGAGGAAAGCATAAACGTAACGGATAGTAATTTCGAGACCAACAGAGGGCAAGCCTCGGCAGGATTTCATCAGTTTGTAAGGTACGGCGTGCAAGCTAGGACTACATTAACAGCGGAGACGGGTTGGCTTGACGAGGATATGAATGAGATTGTTAAACAGATACTACTAACAGAGCGTATCTGGAGCTTTACGGGTGGTGTATACACGCCTTTAAACCTAAAAATGACCTCGCAGAAATTCAAGACAAGGCAAAACGATAGGCTAATTAACTATACTATGACCTTTGAGAAGAGTTACAACGAAATAAACAATATATAAGCATGGTTAACCTATTTATTAACGGCGAATTACTAGACCAATACAAGGACGAGAGCGTTGATATTGTAAGCTCTGTTTTAGATGTGAGCGATATTACAAAAAACACAGGCGATTACTCTAAATCTTTTACGATTCCTGCGTCTAAAAATAACAATCGTATCTTTAAACATTGGTATAACGCGTCTATAGATAACGGCTTCGATGCTAGGAGTAAAGTAGAGGGTAGTATAGATATTGACGGCGTACCTTTCAAGCTTGGAACTTTTAAGTTAAACAAGTGTAATATTGTAAAGGGTAGGCTTGAGAGTTATACGATTAATTTCTTTGGAAACCTGCCAAATATTAAGGATACAATAGGCGAGGATATGCTAAGCGATTTATCCTTTCCTTCCCTAGACCATGATTGGAGTAGCGACAACGTAAAAAGCGGACTGCAAAATGGCTTAGTAAATAAAGATATTGTTTATACCTTAATGGCAAACAAGCGCTATTTTTATAACTCAAATACCGCAGCGCCCGACGTAAATGCTACAACTATAAATATAGCAAACGGAGCAAATCCTGCAAACGCTACAGGCGTAGTGTGGAGCGACCTAAGACCTAGCGTAAGACTATCTAAAATAATAGATGCAATCGAGACGAGATACAACGCTGCAACCTATGAGAATCCTATAGTATTTTCAAGGGATTTTTTCGGTACGACTGAATTTAAAGAGCAGTATCTCTGGCTAAAGGCAGACGACGAGGTAGCGATAGGCGGCGGCGAGGCGATTGTAGACTTTACAACAGGAGACGGAACTTATATAAATTTAGGTACTAATATAGGAACTTTTACAACTATAAGAACGGGGCCAACTAGGCAAAGATTTGAAATATCTAATATTATAACGCCTGCGTCTGGTTACGAAAATGTACCCTATACTTTTATAGTTAGAAACGCAGATACAAAAGAGGACGTCTACGCTTGGGATAGTGAGCAATGGGCGAACGGCGACGGCGTTATCTCGATAGCTACTATTTTATCTTCTCCAAGCGGTACGACTATTTTTAATTTTGAATGGTACGTCAAGAGTAACGCAAAAATCGAGTTTACGTCCACAATTGGAGTGAAAAAAATAATCGCAACAGGCTCTGTTGTTGTCAACATAACTACAGGCTCGCAGACTTTAGTTAATAGGGTGATAATAGGCGACGAGATGCCAGAGCTAAAAATAGTTGACTTTCTCAAAGGCATTTTTAATTTGTTTAAACTTGTAGCGATTCCAAAAACCGACGGCAGCATATACATAAACTCTCTAGATTCTTACTACTCTCAAGGTAAAAGATACGACGCGACTAAATACATAGATTTTGCAAAGTTTGACGTTGACAGAGGCGAGCTTTTAAAACGCATATCGTTTGAGTTTGAAGAGCCGAGTACTATTATGAATATGGAATTTAAAAAGAGAGCTGCGGACGGACAAGGTTACGGAGCATCGCTTGTAAATGTTTATGAAAGCCTAACGCCAAAGAAACTAATTGACGGAGATACGCTAGAGGTAAAGCTGCCGTTTGAGCAAATATACTTTGAGAAATTAACAGACCAAAATACAGCGGTTGCAGACGCAAACACAAATATACAAACGGGCGTAATACTAGACGACAATTTAAATCAAGTTGTACCTAAGGCGGTTTTGCATTATGTAACTAGACAAGATATATCTAACACTCCGATTCGTTTTGTTAATGACCTAGCGGCGGACGTTGTTTTAAATACGAAGTTAAATTCTCCAATACACCACTTTGGGGTTAACAATCCTATGTACTCAAATGTATTTGAGGCAGAGGCGAGCAATTTTACAGGCGAGGTTTTAGTTAATAATTTATATAGTATACATTACAAAGATTATGTAACCGCAATTTTTGAGCTAAAGAGGCGTACTTTTAAATACGTTGCAAACCTGCCTATACAGATAGTTACAAGGCTAGATTTAAACGATGTAATCTCAATCAATGAAATAGATTACAGGATAAATAAATACTCTTACAACCTCTTAAACGGCTTGACAAAATTAGAGCTAATCAATGGCTTTGATACTACTCTAAAAAATAAAGTATACATTCCGTCTACTATAAACACTGGGCGATTAGCTCAAGACTTTACATTTAACGTCGAGGGTATTTCTACGGATTACGTTGTTACAAAAGTAGATACAGGCGACGGCACAAATTGGGCGACTACATCTGTAGTAGGAGCGGATAACAATTTGGCAGGTATTAATATTGCAACTATAGGCAGCGGCACAATTACGCGGACTATGATAATAAGATACACAGGGAACGGATTAACAACGGATATAATAATACTACAAAATGAGTAACGATATAACAGAGGTAATCGACATACTAAGGCGGCGAGATTTTTACGGCGCAGGCGACTGCGTAGAGATAGCAAAAGGCAAGCGGCAAATTGTTACCTCTTGGAGTGGATTAAAAAGGAAAGTTAAACGTACTATAAAAGCAAAAAAATGAAAGAGGTTAAGATTAAAATTGTAGCGGATACAGGGCAAGCAAAAAAAGGGATTGACGGATTAACAGACTCGACCGAAGAGCTAGGAAATGAAGTAAACAAAACCTCAAAAAAAACATCTGGACTAGGAGACTCTGTCGATAAAATGACAGGCGGAGCGTTAACAGGATTAAAAAAATTCGCAGGAGGATTAAAAGCTATTGCAATGGGTTTCCGTACTATTGGAGGAGCTATTGCTGCTAGTGGTATTGGTTTAATTGTTATAACTATCGCAGCGCTTACTGCTGCCTTTCAAGGCTCTGAAGAGGGACAGAATAAGTTTGCTAAAATAATGGGGGTTATCGGAGCGGTAACGGGAAACCTAGTCGACCTATTAGCCGATTTCGGGGAGCTTGTTATCTCAGCTTTTGAAAATCCAAAAAAGGCTATAAGTAGCTTTGCAAAACTTATAAAAGAAAACATTGTTAATAGGTTTGAGGGAATGGTCGAGCTTATACCACAACTAGGTAAAGCAATAACTTTGCTTTTTAAAGGAGAATTTTCTGAGGCAGGTAAAGTGGCAGGGAACGCAGTCGCAAAAGTTACTTTAGGTATAGACGACATGTCGGGAAAGATAAAAGGAGCGACAAAAGCACTCGGCGGTTTTGTAGACCAAAACATAAAAGAAGGTAACGCAGCAGCTAAAGTTGCAGACCAAAGAGCCAAGGCTGATAAGATTGAAAGAGGCTTATTAGTAAGAAGAGCAAAAGCAGAGAGGGAAATCGCAGAGCTAAGATTGAAAGCTAAAGATTTAAACAATGTAAGCGCAGAGGAGAGACAAGCGGCGCTTATGAAAGTTTTGGAGATTCAAGACGGACTAGCTACATCTGAGGTAGAAGTCGCACAGCTAAGAAGCTCAGCCCAAACCGCAGAGAATACTTTTGCTAGAAGTACAAAAGAAAATTTACTCGAAGAGGAAAGGTTAAAAGCGGCAGTCATAGCAGTAGAGACAAAAAGAATAGACCAAAAGAGACAGATACAAAGAGAGCTTTCTGCGGCAGAAAACGAAATAAATAGAGCCGCAAAAGAGGCGCAAAAGATTTTAGACGACGAGAAAAAAGTTAAAGATGCAAAAGATATTTCCGACGCTAAAATAAAGGCAGCCGAATTAAAAAAAATACAAGAGCAAGCAGACAAGGACGCCGCAGACTTAGCGGCTCAAAAATTAGCAGCTCAAAAAGCTGTTGCAGCCGCAGAGTTGGAAGTAAGAAACGCAACTTTAAATAATATAAGTAGCGGTATTGGATTGCTTGCATCTCTCGGCGAAGAGTCTAAGGGGTTACAAGCCGCGGCATTAATTGGCGAGTCAGCGGTAAATATTGCTAAAACAATAGTAAATACTCAAGCATCAAATGTCGCAACGACTGCGCAAGGTGCTTCGCTTGCGTTCGCTAGTGGAGGTACATCTGTTGCAGCGGCTACCGCGCTTGTTTTACAAAACAATATTGCCGCAGGTATTGGGATAGCTACAAATATAGCGGCTACAGCTAAAGGACTCGCAGCTTTAGGCAAAGGAGGAGCGCCGTCCAAAGGAGACGCAGGAGGCGCAGGAGGCGGAGCAGAGGCTCCTGCCTTTAATCTAGTAGAGGGAACGGAAAGCAACGCAATACAGGACAGCATAACAGGGCAAGACAACGCTGTTAAAGCGATAGTTGTTAGCGGAGACGTTACCACAGCTCAAAGCGCCGACCGAAACGCTGTAGACTCAAGCGGATTTTAACAAATAGTGAAACAAAAACCGCTATAAATACGTCTATATAATATAGCCTATGAAAAGATACGAGGGGAAATACAATAAAAAGAGCAAAGGAGTCTTTGCAATATCATTGGTAAACGCACCTGCCACAGGCGAGCATTATATCGCAATGGCTAAACAAGACAAAATTGTTAAGTTTGCGAAAGTAGACGAGGAGCAGCGTATTTTAATGGGCTTAGTATTACAGCCCGACCAATTAATCTACAGAGTAGACGAGAACGGCGACGAGTTTGAGATGTTTTTTAGTGCTGAAACTATAAAAGATTTTTCTCAAAACTTTTTCCAGTCTGGATTCCAATTAAACTCTAAACTAGAGCATGACGAGACTATCGAAAATGTTACGTTTGTAGAGTCGTGGCTAGTAGCCGATTCAAAGAAAGATAAAAGCGCAGCCTACGGACTTAGTTATCCTGTTGGCTCTTGGCTCGTTTCTATGAAAGTAGACAACGACGATATTTGGAATAACTACATTAAGACGGGCGAATTAAAGGGTTTCTCTATCGACGGAATGGTAGAGCTTGAGGAAGTAAATTTTAAATCTAATATACAAATGAGTAAAAGTAACAAGAATATCCTTGCTTTGCTAAAACAGATAGTATCTGGAGCAGAGCAGGACGTAGAGGTAACTCTAGGAAGTGTAAAATCTGGGGAGCTAGATATACAATTTGACGGCGAAACTTTAGAAGTTGGAACGGCTGTATTTTTAATAGCAGACGAAAGCGAGAAAGTGCAACTTGCCGACGGAACGTATAAAATAGACGACGCAGGCGAAATCGTTGTAAAAGACGGACTTGTAGAGTCTATGTCTGAGGGCGAGGAAGTAGTAGACGAGGAGGTTGTCGAAGAGGTAGAGCCAGAGGCAGAGCTTGCCGAAGAGGAGGAAGTAATCGAAGAGGTTAACGCAGACGAGGAGTCTATGAGAGTAATAAAAGAGATTTTAGACGATATGTTTAAGGCTTACGCCGAGAGTATGGAGATTAAAATGAGCGCTTTAGATGCTAAACTAGAAACTTTAACGTCTGAAAACGTAGAGTTAAAAGAGCAGGTTGTAACACTTTCGGCGCAGCCGTCAGTAAAGCCTATTAGCTCACAACCTAAACAAGTGGCAATGACAAAGCAAGGGCGAATCCTTGAGACTATTAAACAAGCAAATCAAAACAAGTAAATTAATTAATTTAAAATAGATAAATCAATGGCAATTACATCAAATTATGCAGGAATCCCAGCGGTGGACATAATGCTAAAAGCAATCAAGGAAGAGGATACTTTAAGACTTGGACTTATCAATGTTGTACCTAACGTAGGATACAAATTAAACTTAAGAAACCTAGACGTTACTCTTGGAGTTGTAGACTACGCTTGTGGAACTACACCTGCAACAGGAGCAGTAGCTTACGCAGAGAAAGTGCTTACACTTTCAAAGTTTAAAAATGAGTTTACAATCTGTAAAGAGGATTTCCGCCCAACGTGGAGCGGCGAGTCTATGGGCGCGTCTGCTTTTAACGACCAAACACCTCAAGAGATTGCAGACGCAATCGTAGCAGATACATCTGCAAGACTTGCGGAATGGTTTGAAGACCAAATCTGGAACGGCTCGGGAGCAGCAGGAAATATGAGCGGATTAATCCCTCAGTTTTTAGCAGACGGAGACGTTATCCAAGCAAACGGAGGAATTACTGCAATCGGTGCGGCTGTAACTACAGCTAATGTATTAGCAGTATTTGACGCGGCTACGGCAGCATTACCTTACGCACTAAGACGTAAAGCGGTAAACTTTATCGTATCTCCAGACGTTGCAGATTCTTACATGAAGTTACTTATCCAAAACGGAGCGGCTAACGGACTAGGAGGAGACGCTAATACAGGAATGGTATACGGACGTTACAACGTGCAAGTTGTAAATGCTTTACCAGATAACACTATCGTTCTTTTTCAGAAAGAGAACATAACTATGGGGACTGGACTTGCCTCAGATGCGACCTCTATTAGAGTGAAAGACCTTGACGAGGTAGATTTGAGCGGAAACGTTTTGTATAAGTCTGTATTCGGTGGAGCTGTAGGATATTCTTACGGAACTGAAATAGTTTGGTTACTTACTACTATAGCATAGTAATACAATGGGGGTGTAAAAACCCCCTTTATTAAAATAATAATAATCGGTTACATAACGTAACTATCTAATATATAATAACTTATGGCGTGTTTAATCACATCGGGGAGAGCTAAAGTGTGTAAGGACGGGCTAGGCGGTCAGTCTACACTATATCTCTTTAACAGCCTACCAGATGCTTTCACCATTGTAAACGGAGAAGCTACAGCAATGAACGCAGCACTAACTGCGGCGTTTGCTTATCCTTTAGAGGGAGACGGCAATACATTAGAGCAGTCTATGGTAGGAGACAGAAATACAAGCAGCCGAGTAAATACTCAGACGCTTACAACAGTTTTAAAAGCTATGGACGCTGCAACAAATGCAGAGTTTAATCTATTAGCCGCAGGGTATCCGTCGGCTGTAGTAGTTGACAGAAACGGCAACTATATAGCTATCGGTCTAGACGACGGAATCGACTTTACAATCGTGGCCTCAACGGGCGGCGCTAAAACGGACGGAAATATGTACACATTGACAGGTGTATCCACAACCAAAAATTTAGCTCCATTTTTAGACTCAGCTACTCAAACCTCTTTTTTAGCGGTAGTATCTTAATCTAATTTTTTACTATAAAAAAAGCCTTGCATTAATTTGTAGGGTTTTTTTTTGCCTTAATAGAAACAAAAAAGCACATTTTTACGTCTTAATAATATACGAGCTTGTTTTATGATAGTTAACCCTAATTTAAGTATACATACAATAAAGATAGTGCCTAGATATATTGCGTCTAACGCATTAACTTTGACCATTACAGATAGTACTCTAGGAACGACTACAGACGTAACGCCTGCTTATACAATGGGCGGAGATTACAAACTCTCTTTAGTGTTTAGTTATACATTTGTTGACGAGAGCAGTTATCAATTAAGGCTAACCGACGACGTAACTACAGAGATAGTATACAGAGGTCTAGTTATAGCTACAACGCAGGTAGCACAGAAATACAAGCAAACAGCTAACCGCTATACATGGTAAAAATATGAGTGATATTAAACTAATAACATTAACTAGCTACTCCAGACCGCCTCTTGTAGAGGATAAGTCTAAGGATTGGGTAATGAATGGGCGTAATAATGAGTACTATAATTACATTATAGACCGAAACAACGGGAGTCCGACGAATTCTAGTATTAATCAGTCTTATAGTACCCTAATTTATGGTAAAGGATTGCGCACATCTAGCGGAAGTTTAGGCGCAGAGCATTGGGGTAGATTACAAACGATATTAAGACCTAGAGAACTGCGTAAAATGGTCGCAGATTTTCAAGTTTTTGGCGAGTTTAGCTTTGAGGTTATAGAAACCAAAGGCGGAGAGTTGCATTCTTTGACTCATATACCCAAGCAAATGGTTATCCCGTCGATTGCAAACGAAAAAAACGAAATACAACACTATTGGTTTTCTAAAAATTGGCGTAAATATACCGACGTAGAAAATACGCCCGTACTTTTTAACGCTTACGGCGCTGAAAAAGGTAGCTCTGTTTATGTAGCAAAGCCTTACGTAGTAGGAGCTGAATATTTTGGCAGCCCGTCGTACTCGTCGGCTTTAGTTTTTGCCGAAATGGAAGAGGAAATCGCCAACGTACAAATATCCTCTATTAAAAACGGATTAAGCGCAGGGTATATTATACAGATACCAAATGGAACAAATTACACTCCAGAGGAGAAAGAGGAATTCGAGAGACAAGTTAAACGTAAATTAACGTCTAGCAGCAATGCGTCGAATTTCATTATTAGCTTTAACGACCAAGAGGTAGCTATAGAGGTAACTCCGTTTCCTGTAAATGCTAACGTACATAAGCAATGGGATTCTATACAAGAGCAATGTAAAACGCAGTTAATGACAGCGCACAAAGTAATTAGTCCGTCGTTAGTAGGTTTATCGTCTGCGAGTGGATTTAGCTCTGTAGCCGACGAAATGGACATGAGCGAGCGCCAAACTATAAAGAGAGTTATAAAGCCAAAGCAAGACTTTATCCTAGACTCAATCGAGGAGGTTTTAATTAACTACGGGATTAACCTAGATTTACACTTTGCGCCGCTTACAGAGGAAATTGTAGAGGTAAAAGAGGAAACCGCAGAGCTAAGCTCTCACGTTTGTATGAGTGAGGATATCGAGCTGTTTGCAATACTTGAAAAATACGCTCTTGACTCTCCAGAGGGTTACGAATTAACAGACGGCAAAGAGTACGACGTTAAAATGTCGGCAAATCAAACAAGCGAACAAGATACAAAGCTATGGAAAACTCGCTACGCATTTACTAAAGGAACAAGCAAAACTCCAAAAGGTCAGTCTAGGTCTTTCTGTAATAAAATGGTTTCTTTATCAGACAGCGGCAAAGTTTATCGCAAAGAGGACATCGAATTAATGAGCCAACAGGGTGTAAATGGCAAATTTGCGCATAGTGGAGGCAAATACGATATTTTTCTTTATGGCGGAGGAGTTAATTGTTACCATAGGTGGGAGCGTAGAGTCTTTAAAAAGAAATTAAACGAGGACGGAAAGCCTAAAGGCGGCGGAGCGATGCAACAGACAATACCTGTAAACGTAAACGAGGCAAAAAGACAAGGATATAAGCCTGTAAAAAACTCGCCAGACGTTGCAATCGCAGAAATAGACAAACCAAATAACGGCAGATTCAAATAATATGGCAGATTTTCTCTTTATATCACCGACAGAAATTAAACAAACTACTATTGTAGGCGGAGGAGTGGACGACGACCGCTTTGTGTTTGTGATTTCGGACGTAATGAATACAACAATACTCCCTTTATTAGGGCAACAATTATTTGACGTTATATTAGCAGGCGCAACTGCTAGTACTTTAACAGGATTATACCTTGAATTATATACAAAATATGTACAACCGATAACTAAGTTTCAATCTGTTGCGAACTTTGTGCTAATTAGTAACTATATGGTCGCTAACGGCGGCAGCGTTTCGCATACGGCAGATAACGCTCAATTAATGACTGCGGAGGAGTTGACTAGGTTGTCGAATACTTACGCAGGATATGCAGATACGTTTGTAGATAGGTTTAACGATTGGATTTTATTAAATCATTTGACAGAGTACAAAACATCTCAGAACGGCGTAGACGCATCGACGCATGTATCAAATCGTAGCGGTTGGTTTTTTGGTAATCCGTCAAATAGAATACAAAACCCATACCCACAGAGTCCAGAGGATATAATTAAGTTTTAATATATGGCAAATTGTACTATACAAAGAGGATATACAGAGTCTTGTAAAGATTTTCAAGGCGGCATCGATAAGGTGTATCTATTTCCATACGTAAAATATGGGGTTTCGGATATTACCTTTGGCGGAGGCGCTAAAGTAAACAACCCCGACGCGCAAAATATCACGAGCTTTCCTAGTACTACGATTTACGAGTATGAGGCTGTAAATATTAGCTTTACCGAAAACGCTACAATTACAAACGGCGGCATAGAATGGTCTCAAGACTTGTCTTTTACATTGCCTCGTAGCTTTGAGACTTTGAACGCGTTTAAATTAATGTATCAAGACTATAGCGCTATCATTTTAGACAGAAACGGCAACTATAGAATAATAGGTCTTTGGAATGGTGGAGAGGTTACAATAAACGCAGGAACGGGCGGAGAAAAAAACGCAATGAACGGCTCTACAATATCGTTAAAAGCGAAAGAGGATAATCAAGCGTATTTTTTAAATAACTTTAATACAGATTTCCCTGTATTTAATAACGAAAGCGTCAACTTTTTAGATTTTAATGTAACGGGTACAACTTTCCAAATCACAAAGGGTGGCGGAACTTACTTATACAATATAAAAACAGACGACGGATATAGCGCCACAGGATTAACAGGCGACCATACAATTACGTTCCCTACAACTTTAGCAAAGCATAAGGTTAGTATTTCGGGAGTATTTCCTGCTTTTGATTTTACGGGAAACACAGATAAAACTAACATAATAGAGTTATTAAATTTCGGGATATACGGATTAGGCTCTACGAGTCAAGAGGACGCTTTCGGCGGTTGCACAAATTTAACTATTAGCGCTACAGACGGAGGTAACTTTTTAAATGTAACAAATTTTGAGCAAGCTTTTGACGGCTGCGAGGCTTTAACAAGTTTCCCTTTTATAAATACAGGCAAAGGTGAGGATTTTGATAGCGCTTGGAAAGACTGCGCAGTATTAACAGAGTTTCCTTTGTTAGATTTTAGTAGCGGTACATCTTTTATAGGAACGTGGAAGAGCTGCCCATTATTAAAGACATTTCCTGCTCATGCTTTTGATAGTTGCACAGCAACAAATTTCACAGAGGCTTTTAGAGATACGGCTTTAAATACGCAGTCAATAGACGGAATACTTGAGAGCTTAGATTTTGCAGGACAGATAAATGGAACATTTTTTCAATCTGGAGGACAAACGCCTAGCTCCGCAGGTCTAGCATCAAAGACAAGCCTAGAGGCTAAAGGGTGGAGTATAACAATAACAACTTAATAAATATATAAAAAATGAAAATTTACGTCGATTCAGTAACAAAAGAGCTAGTATTATTAAATGGTATCGAATACCGATACCCTGCATATTGCGAAATACAAAGACAAAAGCAAGGTAATTTTATTATTATTAAAACAACCAATAATGTGGCTGTTTTAGACAAAACTATCTTCTCGGATTTACAAAATGAGGCAGGCACAGCTTACGCAAGTTTTGCAGCTTTAAAAACGGCTTTAGATTCTTACTTTGATTCTACCCTGTAATGAGTAGGCGCAGGGTAATGATGATGTTATTCGGGAGTGGTATCCCGACTTTACTCACGAGCTTAAAAGCGCGTGCAACATATTACGAAAATGAAACTTGTACCACAGCAATTTTAGATAAAATAGAAAAAATACAATAATATGAGTAACCTTTTAGACCGCAGTAGCCTTGTTCTAACTCCGACCGCCTACAACAATGGCGAGGCGCTTTGCGTTAAACCCGAAGACGGCAGCGGAGACTTTCAATTTAGCAGAAATTCTGCGGCCACAAGAGTAAACGCACAGGGCTTAGTTGAAGATGTACAAATACTATCTAGTAATTTGGTCCAGAACGGGAATTTTAGTCAAATAGGAAGTGAGCAGGTAAGCAATGGTGGCTTTACTCAAATAGGAAGTGAAGAAGTCACTAACGGTAATTTTTTGCAGGAAGGTTCAGAACTGCTTGTAAACGGAGATTTTGCTACAAATGCTAGTTGGAATGGAGACGCCACAATATCTAATGGACAATTAACAAAAGGTGTTTCTGGTGGTTTAGTATATCAAGGCGCCCTTGATGGGAATGTAAAACTTTGGAAAATAATAGTTGATGTTGCAGAAAAAAATGGTGCTTCGTTAACCTTATATTTAGGTGGTGTCCAAATCGCATTAAATGAGGGTATACAAACCTTATATATAAAAAACGGAACTTCAAATACTTTTGTAGGTTTTAACAATGGAGCAGGTAGTATTATAAACAGTATATCTGTTAAGGAGGTTGGCCAAAATTGGAATTTTAATAATTGGACACTAACAAATGATAATGCTTTACTAGTTGATACTGGTGGTTATATAAACCAAGTTGGCGTTTTTGTAGTAGGTAAAAGTTATAAAATTTCTGTTAATGTTAAAGATTATACTAGTGGAAGTTTAAGATTTGATAGTAATGGGCAAAATCTATGGACACCAAGTGGTAGTAATACTATTGCAACTATATATGTTTATAATTTAGATAGAACAAACTTTTTATTAGAGGGCGATTTTAGAGGTACAATTACAGATATTAGCATTAAAGAAGTTGGGCAAGATTGGACGTTGGGGATTGGATGGAGTATTAAAGATGGTTTAGCAAGTTGTGATGGCACTCAAACTACGTGGAGTATTCTACAGCAAAACAACATATTACCTCCAGATGGTAGCATTGTTAAAATTGTAGCAAATGTATCAAATTATTCAAGTGGTAATTTATATTTAAAAGCTGGATTTGCTGATGCTGGATTTCAAATATCTGCAAATGGTACTTTTACAACTTATAGAGTTGTTAACGGCAGCTCACAATTTAGATTACAAGCAGATTTAAACTTTATAGGTACAATTACAAATATTAGTGTTAAGGAAGTTGGGCAAAATTGGACGTTGGGTAGTGGTGTTACTATTGGAGAGAATAAAATAATAGGAACAAACGCAAATTCTAATACATTCCAAAATGTAGGAATACAAGCTAATAAAAATTATAAAATACAATTTACTATTTTAGACTATTCTAACGGAAACGTAAAAGTGATTCTTAATGGAAGCCCAAACGTAACAAGCTCGGATGTTTCTTCAAATGGCAACTATACATTATATTTAAGCTCTGTAGGTGGCTCTAATGGTTTTTTAAGCCTAAATTTATTTAACAATTTTAACGGCTCAATAACAAACATATCAGTTATAGAAATAACAGATGATACTAACCTCCCGAGAATAAACTACAAGGGTTTTAGTTATCAGGATGATTTAGGGAGTGAGTTAGTTACTAATGGGGATTTTGTATTAAATAGTGATTGGCTTAATTTTGGTAGTCCAACAACCTCAGAGCAATCAACTGAACAAAGCCATACAGGGACTTATAGTTGGAAAGTTATTGCAGACGCAGAATCTGAAGGTATATTTTCTCCAAACAATTTTAACTTAACTAGTGGTCTTACTTATTCGGTTTCATTATGGGTGTATTCAGTAAGTGGTACTTTAGTTAAATCGGGGATAGCCAATACAAATGTTAGTGTATTTACAACAAGAACAATAGTAGTAGGCGAGTGGACAAATATAACATATCAAGCAACGGCAACAACTACGGGCCCTGCTTATATTAGTATTTTATCTAATAATTCTTTAAACTTTTTTATAGATGACGTATCTGTAAAAGAATATAAAGGGCAAGAAGTAGTGCCAGATAGTGGATGCGGAAGATGGTTGTTTGAGCCACAGAGTACAAACCTAATACCTTATTCAGAAAATTTTAGTGTATCTAACTGGGCAAAAAGTAATTTATCAATAAATTCAAATATTGCTGCGTCTCCAAGCGGTATTGTTAATGCCAGTAAATTGATTGAAAATAGTAATTTATCTACCCATACACTTTTTTTTAATAGTCCAAATACTCCAGTAACAAGCGGACAAAAATATACTATAAGTTTATTTGCTAAAGAAGGCGGTAGAAATATTAGAATTTCAAATGCCGCTGAAAGTTCTATGAATGTTGTATACAACCTTTTAAATGGAACAATAATATCTTCTGGAATCGCAGTAGATAACAGTAGTGTTGTTAATTATGGTAATGGGTGGTACAGATGTATAATGTCTTTTACGGCATCGGCAACAATTGCTCAAGTAAATTTGGCTTTAATAGACGAAAATAATGCTATAAGCTATCAAGGAGATGGCACAAGCGGTGTTAATATTTGGGGAGTACAAGTAGAACAACAATCCTACGAAACGTCTTACATACCCACAGATGGACAAGCTAGTGGAGTAACCCGAAACAGCGATGTATGTGCCAATGGAGGTAGTGCTGCATCTATAAACTCATCAGAGGGGGCATTGTTTGGGCAATTTTCAACAATTGCTAGTGACAACACCTCTGCGTGGATTAATCTTTCAGATGGAACGTCTAACAATTGGTTATTTGTAGGTAGGGACGGAGACAAAGTACGGGCATTTTTAAAATCAAATGGTGTTGTTATTTTTTCTAATCAAACAACACCTTTAGCTGACATCAATAAGGTAGCTTTATCATATAAGAGTGGTGACATTAGGCTTTATATTAATGGTGTTCAAAAATTAAATTTAACAAGTTCTTTTGCTTTTAGCCAAACTCTTACTAGATTGGATTTTGGAGTATATAATGGAGGACCAACTACAACAGAGGTAACTTGGAAACAAGTTGCAGTCTGGAAAGAGACTTTAACAGATACAGAACTGCAAGAACTTACAACGATATGATGCAAATATATAAAACGAATTTTCCAACAGAACAACAAGGGAAAGACTACCTATTAAATTTAGGTGTAATAGTAGAACAAGACGGAGAGATAGTCTTTGCTCCAACAACAGCTGCGGTTGTATATATCGGTAAAATTGTAGACCCAACAAAAACAACAGACCCAGACAATCCTATTTACTACTCGGGTTTTGCGATTGATGTAATGAGCAGCGAAACTTTAGACTTTGGTACATTTGAGGTGTTTCCTGCGGACAAAGCAGCGCATAGCTTTTACGGATGGGCGAGAGATGCGGAAGTACCTAAAACACAAAACTAATGTATAAAATAATCGCAGACTATATGACGCTCGGACTTTGGGGTATGAGCATGGCTAATACAATTACTAGTTTTGATATACAAAGCGCCTCTAGTATTGCGCAGTTAATACTATCTGTTTTAGGTATTGTGTATTTAGGCGTTAAAATTGTAAATGAAACGCTAAACGGCAAAGTAGAGCGAGAGGGCAAAAGAATTGCAAACGAAATTAACAATCGAGAACTAGATGAGGAACTTTAATATTAATGAGTTTGATAGTCCAGACGTTAAAGGCTCTGGAGCAAAAATGGATAGTTGTTTTTTGGAGATGTTAGACAGCGCTAGAGATATAGCAGGCATACCTTTTAAAATAAATTCTGGATACCGCACGCTTGAGCATAACGCAAAGGTCGGAGGTGTTAACTCTAGCAGCCATACGAGAGGCTTAGCCGTCGATATAGCTTGCAAAGACTCTAGAGCTAGGTTTGTAATAGTTTCGGCGTTAAAAGACGCAGGATTCACTCGTATAGGTATCTCAAACTCTTTTATTCATGTAGATAGTGATAGCGATAAGGCTCAAGATGTAATCTGGACGTATTAATGGAAACAGGAAAGTACAAAGATAAGAACGGCACGACTAGAGTAGGCGACGCTTTGAGGTTTTTAGCTAAACAGGGCAAGGCTTTTGCGCCCGAATTGCTAGAGCTTGCTGCAAATGTTACGGGAGTTAAGGCTTTGGATAAGATAGGCAACGCTATACGAGGGGATAAGTCGCTCACGCAGACAGATAAGGACTTGCTACTTGCAGAGTTAAACAAAGATATAGCTATAGAGCAGGAAATCACAAAGCGGTGGGAGGCGGACGCAAATAGCGATAACTACGCTAGTAAGAATATACGCCCTTTTACGCTCGCCTTTTTGCTTATATGTATGTTTGTGTTCATTATG